CGCAGTCATGGCATCCTGATCGACAATCTGCCGCCGCTCGGTGTGTGGAAACGGTTTCCAACAGAAGATCATCCACGTTCTAAAAATGGCGCGGTAAAGTTTATGGGGGATGTAGGATTTGTTCAGAACCATGCTACCAGTACCGTCGTATCTATATGGAAGCCTGACTCTCCCATTACAACTAAAGTTAAATCAACCTACCTCGCGTCCATCCGTAATGCCGAGGACGAGCAGAAGAAGAAGCAGCATCAAGCCATGCAGAGGGCGGTAGGAATGCTTAACGGTAGCGGTCTTAGCACTCACCCATACCTTGAAGCTAAAGGCTTTCCTGATGAGCAGGGGAATGTTCTGTGGGTAGAGGGTAAGCCTGTGCTTCTGATCCCTATGCGGGTGGGTGGTAACTTGGTGGGCTTGCAGCAGATCGACCAGGACGGCGGGAAGAAGTTTCTTTATGGGCAGCGCACCAGTAATGCTGTGTTCACGTTTGATAACAAGGGAATGAATGTTCTGTGTGAGGGCTACGCTACTGCTCTGTCTGTTCGTCTGGCATTCAAACAAATGAAGCAGCGTTATACCTTGCATGTTTGTTTCAGCGCGGGGAACATGGCGAAGATGGCAGCGGGGTTGGAACCTGGGCTTCTGATCGCAGATAACGATGCGAGCGGGACTGGTCAGCGCGTGGCGGAAGAAAGCGGCTGGAAATACTGGCTGTCTGATCGTGTAGGCGAGGACGCTAACGACTTTCATCAACGGGTTGGACTGTTTCAGTTTACGCAAAGCCTGACCCAGTCAATGCTCGGTAGTCGTGCGGAAAGCAGTTCCCATGGATAGCGCACCATCGGTATAGGGGATGATCTGGGAGAGTGATTGCATGATCTCGATACCTAAATTCAGGCATCGCTCACCCTCTCCCGACCAGTCTGAAACAACGCGCACGTTTCCTTGTTCATCCTCAATCAGATGAATAGAAAACGTGGCGGGGTGGTTATTCATGTGTAGAGTTTATCATCTAGCAGTTCGATATTTGCTGCTCGTCTGATCGCTTCGTGCGCTCGATGCAGTCTTTCCAGGTCGTGGAATGCGCTCATCTCTTCGCGCTCGTCCCTGGCTAGCTTCAATCGGTCGCTGATTTCATCCTCTGCAAGCGGCAGCAAATCGCGCAGGGCATCGTACAAATCCCAGGCGTTAGCGTGTAGGGTTTTCTCTGGTGGGTTGTCGGGGTATATCATCGTCTGATCTCCTATTAACGTGCGATTAAATTCACAATCTGCTAAACCATGCTGCTGCATTTCTTGCAATAAACTCATCGTCTGATCTCCTGTCGAGCGGTAAGAATGGTTAAAAGTTTTGAGCGCAAATAATCATCGCTCCAGATGTGCAGCCAATATAAAAAATGTGCGTCTGATTTGGCCTGGTCAACCGTTATTGTGTGCGGATTTTCATCTTCTAATGTTTGCTGCTCGTTAAATGCGGCAACATAATGTCGCAATAAAATCTGTTCCCTGTTCATCGTCTGATCTCCTAGTGTTTTAAGTACGCTACATTTTTAATTTCAGGGTTCCAGCAGTCGCGGCAATCTTTGCACTTACCATCTTGATCAGGCGCGGCGCAAGTGTAGGCGGTGGTGGTAACTACGGTGCTGGTGTTGCCTGCATAGTCGGGCGCGTTTCCGTCAATCATAGCGGCGGATAATCTGACCACCAGGTTATCCGGGAAGCTTCCGAAATTCGTCTGATACTGTAGGACTAACTTTTTTTCCCGGGTCGGCAGCCAAAAGCGGAAACCTGGCAATTGTTCTGCGATATAGACAATATCTAGCAGGTTCTGGAAGCTTTGCAGGTCACCGGAATCAAACCAGCGGAAGTGCGGTTCGTCTAATCTGCTGATCAGTTTAATCATTGCATCCCGCCAGGAAATAGAACTCAAACCAGCGGCGCGGCGGTCGTGTCCGATTTTTACACTCGGATAATTGTAGTTATCTCGCATCGCGTAGCACTCGGCGCAAATTGAGCCAGGTATAAGGGCAAGCTTTGCGCCTATATTGCAAAGCTTTGCGCTGATTCCGTAAGCCTTGCCTGGTAACTTGCTCGGGTTCCCGAGGGTTCCTGCTATCGCTTCAGCTAATTTAACAGTCCAGCGGGATTCTGGAACTGCGAATAACATTGTTTGCATCGTCTGATCTCCTATAAAAGTATTACCTGGTCACGCTCCTAGCTATTGCATATTAAAGCCTGACCAGGTCAAGTGCAAGCGGTTTTTATTCAACGCGCAAAATTACCAGGCGGCCTGAATCCATCATTGCAGCGGCGGCAGGTATAGCGGTGCGAAGTGCGGTTTCTAGTGCTGGTCTGAATGTTTCATAACTGCGGATTTTGCTGCGTTTTTCTCGTGCTACACGATCGCGGCAGGTAAACGGACGTCCGGCCTGGTTCATTGCGGCCTGGAAGGTGGAATAGTCGTTATCTTCTTCCAGGTAAACGTAAGCGGCGCGCTGGTAACTGTAGTGCGTGATCTTATGCTCGATACCTAGTTGCTGCAAAAGCTTGCGCGGAACTTTCAACCATCCATGACCAGGATCTTGTATAAAGTCTAGTTTCATTGGTGTGATCTCCTATTAGTTAAGGTCTAAAGCGGTTTGCTGCGGTTGCCTGGTAGGTTTGCGCGGCGCGGTGGTGGTCGGTTCCCGGTGCGGTTCCTGGCTTAGTCCATCGGGCGCAATCTCCCACATGTTCCATCCGCAAGTGATTACCTGGTGGCCTTGTTTCAGCATTTCGTCAATGAATGAACGGTCGGTTTTATTCCATTGGTCCGAGTCCAGCGGATAACTGCAAACCAGGTGCCAGCCTTGTTTTTCGTTTTTCGCGTGATAATTAATCAGCATTTTGTAGTCTCCTCTGCCAGGTCGAAATAGTGTCGGCTTCCATCGTCATCATGTAAGCAAGCCAGGTCGAGTGCATCCCCAATGGCATCGGCGGTTGATTCGTCCATGCTGCCATCGGGGCAGGTTCCGCCAATGTACGCGGCGGTTGCTGGCAGGTCGTTATAGTTGCGGTAAATTTTCATTGTTTATACTCCTGCCAGGTGGGCGAACATTTTGGGCGCGGTTTGCTCGATCTCGATTGCATAACCTAAAGCGCGGATTGTTTCCAGGCCATGCCAGGTTAGCGTCTTAGTTCCTGCAAGCTTCGCAAGTAGGCGCGAATTGTCACAACTAGGGTATGCAGTCTCGATGCCGTAATTTTTCTCAATGCGTATAGTTATTTTCATTTTATTAACCCTTAAAATTGTACGTAAACAATTGTGCCGTCTTCTGTCGTGCCGATAACAGTAGTTTCATCGTGCAAATAATCTAAGACGGTTTCGATTGTGGTTTGCTCGTCAATACATTCTGATATGTCGATGCTGTAATTTGCAGCTATATCCTCGCAATAATCCTCAGATAATTCGCAGCAAAGGGCGATCACGTCGAGGTCATATTCTTCACCTAAATCGCGCTCCTGGTCTTCCAGATAATCAAATATTAGCCCGAGTGCCTCATAACTGAATTGATCTTTTCGGCCTGCGCGGGTAAATGCATCGCGGAAGTCGTAAACGGATAAAGTAGTTTTCATTGTGTAATCTCCTGATTAGATAGATAAAAGTAAAAACAAGAAAAGCCAAAGAATAAAGAATCCGGCTATACCTGCCAAAATTTCGCTGTACATTGGTTCACTCTCCTAAGTGGTGACTATCAAGTGATAATCCGCTAGCCAACTGCATGCAATCGGCTAGCAGGTAGCACTCAATAATTAAATTCATCCTCCAGGCTGGTGATTAGTCCGTCGAAATCCTCAGATGGTCCAAAAATTCCGGCAAGCGCGTAAACAGCCTCGCGGTCGTACTCCTCGCATAGTGATTCGAGATAATCGCGGCGGTTCTCAAATCCGTTTTCTTTGTAAATGCTCATGCTGTGATCTCCTGTTAGGCTGTAATGGTTGAACAATCAATTTCACCGAGTATTGCGTGCGGCGGGTTTATATCGCAGCACAATTCCATCACTTCGAATTGGTCTGCGTAATAGTCAACGATAGCGGCGCGGGCTAGTGTTTCATTTAATGCAGTTGCGCGGATGCGTTCTATATTGCCTCTCTTGCGGTTTATTGCTTCGAACTCGTATTGCCTCATTGGGTGATCTCCTTTTTGTTTGCTTTGTATGTATTCATGAAATCCTTTTTATCGGCTCTGGATATCATGAAATACTCAATAATTTCACCTTCTTTGTCGCCGATATCAGCGCATTGCGTACTAGGAAAACCATTGTCAACCATAGCGTTTGAGATAAGTTCCACAGAGTAGGCATTACCTTCAATCGCCATCATTACGCGACCGCGATGGATGCCAGCATTATTTTTACTTACTTCGTATGCTTTCATTGTTTGATCTCCTATTAAGTGCGAATCGTTAATATAGCGTCATACATTCAATAATGCAATACTCTAATGGAACTAATGTATTGCATGAGAGGCTCTTAGCTAATACCATGCCAGCGCAAAACCTAGCAAATGCGTTAATCGGTGTAACATTTGAGACAGGTGTAACTGTTACAGGTGTAACAGGGTGTTACACTTTTTATGCTGGGCTTTACTATTCCGGTGGTGTTCCTGTATATTCTCGGGAATTCGGCGCGAGCGAGCGCGGCAGCTAAAGCGGTGAGATATGAAAACAATCAGTAGAAAAGCATTAAGAGAAAGCATTAACACTATAGAGAATAAAGGACTAGCTTCTGCTATAGGCATTAGACAATCTAAGGCAAGTAGAAAGCAGATAGCATTTGCAGAGAAGGTTGTATTGTCCGGCATGAATGCCAGCGAAGCGTACAGAGCAAGCTATAACACTAAGGGAAAACCGAATACCGTCAACTGCGAGGCTAGTAAGCTAATGAAAAACCCAAAGGTGACCAGCACCATCGACCATTTGGAACGGGCGAAATTGCAAGCTGCATCGTATTCCATAGAATCAATCAAGGCTTTGGCTGTAAGTACATTGATTGACATAGCAACTAACAGCGATAAGGACGCAGTTAAGGTGCAGGCTGTACGTTCACTTGGACAAATTGCCGGTGTTGATTTATTCAGGGAAACCAAACGCATAGAGAGCGTGCGTGACAGTTCAGACATACGCGAGCAGATACTAGGACAGCTTAAATCAATGATGCTCGGGTCAGGCGATGCGGTAGAAGTGGATGCAAACGACCTGCTATCAGAACTCACAGCCGCCGACCCCACCCATGCCCCACCCCCCGAAACTGTCGATGGGACTCCGGTTGACTCTATACATACTATTCCACACGAACAATCCGATGAATTTACAGAAGACCCCCCCTTGCCTTTAGAATCATCCACCCCCCAGGGGGATATATTTTTAGAAGATGAGCAAGGTTATCAAGATGCTACTGGAAGAGTTTCCACACTTAAAGTAAAGTCTTAAGAGTGGAAGAGTTTCCAAAGTTAAAGTAACTTCTTAAGAGTGGAAAGATTTCCAGATGCTACTTATTAACAGAAACATGACGGCGCGACGTAGGGAGATGTCGTTTCAGGAATGTGTGGAGAAGGATATGACGCCGGCGCAGAGAGAAGTATTTTTGTGTATAGATGAGTGGTGGAAGAAGTATGGGTTTGGGCCGTCTATACGGGATATATGTAATGTTAGAGGTAAAGCTGGCATGGGGAATACGTCTGACATTATTAACCGGCTTGTGAAGATTGGCGTGCTGAAAAAGGTTAAAGGCGCTGGCAGGAGTGTGCGTCCGGTATATATAAACTTTAGGACACTGGAATGACTAAAGACGAACAGTTATTACTAGAGGCGTTTAGGCTTCTCTACACCGTGTATAAAGATCAGCATGGTCATAGAAAGTATTACCGGCCTGTCAGTATTTATCCTACGCTATCGAAAATACAGAACCGATTAGATAAGACTATCAGG